TCTGATTGGTCGTGATGCTGGTCGTAGTGCCTGCCGTCGCGGTCAGGCTGCTCGCGCCAGCCGTCGCGCCCGTGCTGAACGAACCCGCCACACCGCACGCGCCCGCTCCGAACGTGCCGGCCAGGGCCGGTGACGGCACCTGAATCCAACCATCCTCCAGCGGGTTGTAGAGATACGCGGCTGTGGCAGACTGCACCAGAAGCTGCTGCTGACGGTAATGCCGACTGCTCACGATGAAGTGCGCCGCGCCCGTTGCTGCTGGCAGCGGAGTGCAGAACTCCCAGCGCTTGAGGTCGAGGATTTTGCGATTGCCGTTGGTCGTTGCCATATCAACTCACCGTGATGTTGCGGCGCAGCGTTTCGACAGCGATGCGCATAAGGGACGGAATCTGCTCGGTGGCAGCGAGTCCACCGATCTGCGTCTGGTTCGTCAGCGTGGCGACAGTCGTGACGGTGCCGACCGCGGTGATGGTCGCCAGCGTCAGGCCAGCCGAGATGCTGTCGAGCGCCACGCGCATCCGCGCCGCCGTGTCGGGCTGCATCTGGCCTAGCGTGCGGGTCAGAGCCTGCACCGCCATGCGCATCGCCTCGATGGCTTCGATGGATTCCCCGATAAGGCTGGCAGGCATCGGGTTCGTGGCCGACACATCGACCGCGACCCCATCGTTACCGATGCCGAGTTTCACGCGCTGGTGCAGAACCCCGCCGATCTCATCGGCTGCAACCGTCGCGCCGGTCCCTGGGGTGTAGCCTACATTGTCGGCCATCGCTTACTCCGTCTCGATGCGCGAAATGCGTCCGCGCTCGCGTACCACCCGCTTCGGGCGGCTGATCGCCTCGATGGCCTTGTCGGTGTTGCGGCTGCTCACCTCCGCGAATTGTCCCACGGCATCGCTCATGCGGCCCACCGCGTCACCGATCACGGCCACGCTCTGCCCGAGGCCCGCCACGGCCTGCTGCATGGCCTGGGATGCCTGCACCATGCTGTCGTTGGCCTGGCGCTCGGCGCGTAGCTGCTCGATCTGGCCATCGGTCGCCTCGACGCGGTTGCGGCGCAGTTGGTTCTCCAGGCGCATCGCTTCGATTTCGAGCAGGGTCTTCTCGTCGGGCGGCTGACCCATCGCCTCGCCGCCACCCTCACCAGGCGTTTGCCCGACCTTGGCCAGCGTCTCGACGGTCTTGGCCTGCGTGAGTTCCGTCTCCGCGCCGGTCTTGATCGCGTCGGCACGGGCCTTGTCGGCCTCGGCCAGCGCCTTCTGAGCCGCGGCCTCCACGAACACCGCGTTCGGGTCTTGCTGCTGCGCGGCGGCCTGCAGGCGCTCCATGTCCTTCTCTTCGGGCTCCAGCGCGCCCATGTCCACGAGCTTGCGCCGGAAGTATTCGCGCGTCTGCTCCAGCCCCTCACCCTCCATGTTGAGGATGACCATAGCTTGCAGCACCGATTGCGTCTGCGGGTCTTGGGTAATGGCGATCAGGTTGGTCAGCGACTGCACGATGGACTCGCGCTGACTGCGGAAAGACGGGCCGATCTCGACAGCGAGGTCGAACTCGGCCTCTGACAAGTCGTTCTCGTACTCCAACTCGCCCTCGTCGTTGACCATCGGCTTCATCAACTCGATGCTGGCGAGTTCGTTCTGCGCCCCGAGACCCTTCATCTTGCGCCCCGGCTCGACGTAGGTCTCCTTGGCCATGCCGAGCCACACCTCGCCCGCGCGGCGCTTGGCTTTGGCGTAGTTCGAGACGTAGATGAAGGACTGCATGTCCAGCCGCTGCTGGACCATCTGCACGGCCTTGCCGCTAACATTGGCGACGATCTTGTCGCCCTGCTCCTGGTTACCCAAGACCTCCTTGATGTCCACGTCGGTGATCTGCAGCAGCGCGGCCATCGCGGGCGGCAGGTTCGGGCTCTTGGTGTACGCCACCGGCCCGGCGACCTGCGTGCTGCCGTCCGGGCCGCTGATCGGGTTGATCAGCAGGTAAGGGTAGTTGCGCAGGTTGTCGTCCTGCCACATGACCTGGTGGCCGGCGACCTGCTCAGGCGTCAGGATGGGCTTCTCGACGCTCGACAGCGCGGCGATCTCGGCCATCTTGGACAACTGCATGTTCTTGAGCCGCTGCGCGTCCTTGGCCAGGCGCACATGCCCGCAGCACCGCTCGATGTTGTCCACGAACCATCGCTTGCCGTAGACCGGGATGATCGGGATGTGCTTGCCAGCGATGTAGCCGGCGTCCTCCAGCACTTTGGAGCCGCTGAGGATGTACTTGTGGACCTTGCGCACCTTGATGCGCTTCTGACGCACCTCGACGCTGCCGATGGCGGTCAGTTCGGCCAACTTCTCCTCGTCGAGTTCGCTGTCGCGGTACCGCTCCTCCTCGCCGTCCAGACTATTGAAGACGCGCACGGTGTCGGGCACCATCTCGACGCAGTAGTACTCGGCCACGAACACGACATCGGGCGTACACCAGTCGAACTCGTACTGGTGGATCTCCTTGGGCCAGGTCGCCGGGTCGTCGCCCCACTCGGTCTTGTAGGCGTCGCGGGTCATGCTGGTCAGCACGAAGCATTTCGTCGCGTCGGCCTTGTCCTGCCGCTTGGCCTGGAGGTCGAAGAAGACGCTGGAGTCGGCGTCGAAGATCGGCTCGATCCTCACGCGCTGCTTCTCGTCCTCGTCGTCCTCCTCGTTCTCGTAGACCGTGCGCAGCCGGAACGCCCCGAACCCACCGCCTACGGCCTCCTCGAAGGCGTTGTCATACGCCTCCTCGGCGTTGGAGTCCTGCTCGTCGGCCCGGAACAACTGGTCGCAGGTGTCGGCCAGGCTGTCGTACTCGCGGCCTTCCTTGCTGATGAAGTCCACCGTCACTCGGTTGGAGCGGTACTCGCTGAAGATGCGCTGGACGGCCAACGCGATCTTGTTGACCTCCATCTTCGGCTTGTTCTCGAACTGCGCCCCGAGCGGCCCCTCCCACTGAGCGCCTGCGATGCTGTAGAACCGACGGTCTTGGAGGCACTGAAGCCGCTCGTCGCGCAGGGCCGACTGGATGTTGTCGAACTCGCGCATCGCCTCCTGATGTACGTCGGCAAGCCGCTGCTCTTTGGTTGGTCGTGCCATGTCGTGCCTCAGTGGCCGGCAGCGGCCCAGTGGTGCCGGGTCGGCAGCGCGGAGAACTTGGATGTGGTGCCGAAGAAGACGCTGCCGACGTCGCTGCTCACCGGGAACGCGAACGTCACGGCGATGGCGTCTGCGGCGTCAGGGGACGCCAGCCCACGGGCCTTCATGTCCTTCTTCGACTCCAGAAAAATCTTGCCCGACGAGTCGGGCTTGGTGCGCGGGCCGATCAGGTCGTCTCGAAGCTGTTTGTCCTGTGGCAAGCTGGCGGTTTTGAGCCAGTCCTTGAGCGCGCCCCATAGCTCCGCGCGCCGGTTGCCCCACATGACGGGCTTCGTGGACTTCCAGCCGAAGTTCACGCCGCGCACCTTATACCGCTGTTCGGTCAGCCGGTCAAGGATGCCGTAGCCCAGCCCGCCCTCGTCGATCATGGTCAGCGCCGGCCGGAACTCCTCGATGGCCTGGATGACGTGGCCGACTACCGTCATGGTGTCGTCGCCCTTGTACCGGCGCAGCGCAATGAGGCTACGCCCCTGGCGCACGGCGATCACCGTGCTGTCGGCGCCTGAGCGCGCCGGGTCCACGCCGATGACGATTGGCGCGCTCAGGTCACGGGTGCCCTCGCGCCGCATCGCCTCCTCGACGAGCGCGGGCGAGATGAACTGGTCGTCGCCCTGGCCGGGAAACTGACCGTAGACCTCGATGCGGGCCTCGCGGCTGTCCTCGCCGCGCTCTGCAATGATCTGCTCGTAGACGGCCTTGTCGGTGCCTTCGACCGTGCGCGAGTCGATCTGCCGGGTGGTCCAGAAGTCCCGCTTGGCGTGGAAGCACTCGTAGAAGTACCCCGTGTTGCGGCGAGGGTTGCTGAACGCGAGCCAGTAGCGGTCCACGATGGGCTCGGTGAAGAAGCCCGCGGCGACGGACCAGATACTGTCTGGGATGCCGCTGGCCTCGTCGAAGACGACCAGCATGCCGTCGTGGTTGTGGACGCCGGCATAGGCGTCCGGGTTCTCCTCGGACCAGAGCTTCCCCTCGGCGCCCCAGTATCGCGCGCCCTTCTTGAGGTCACGCTCAACCAGGTCGGTGAGCCACGCGGCCGGGGTGAGCTTGGTGGCGCTGACCTCCCACCAGTGTGAGTTGATGACCATCGCGCACCACTTCGTCAACTCGCCCCAGGTGACCGAGCGTAGCTGCGGCTCGCCGTTGGCGCTGACGATGACGCTTGACCCGATGCGAGTGGAGAGCATCCACAGCACGAGCCACGAGACCAAGGCCGACTTCCCGATGCCCCGGCCCGAAGCGATGGCCATGCGCATGGCCTGCAGCACGGCGTCCGGGGATCGGTTTGATCGGATGTGCTTGGCGATGGTACGCAGGACGTCGCGCTGCCAGGCGCGCGGGCCGGTGAAGTGTTCAAGTGGGGTGTTCTTCTGCCCCCACGGGAACGCGAACATGACGAACGTCTCGGGGTCGTCGGCAACGTGAGGGCTCCACAACTGGGCCATCAGCATCTCTTCCTCGGCCGGCGCGTAACGCGGTCGCTGCGCGGGCATCAGGGAGCGTCCTCGGGGTTGTCCAAGGGGTCGGGGGTGTGTTCGATGAGGTCAGTCACCTCCTCGACGGGAGGTGCAATGCGACTATTGGCCTGCTGAAGTGCCGAGATGATGCTGATCGACTGGTTAACCTCAATCTGCTTGGTGTCGCCGTACTGCTTGCGGTTGTCGGCGCCCATGAGCCACTTGTAGGTGTCGATCTTGAGCTTGGACCGCGCCACATCTTCGAGGGTGTCGTCAGCCTCGGCAATCTCGATGATTCTGCCCGCCCACCACTCCGTGCGCAGTTCTTTCGCCTCCTTGTACCGCTCGTAGCGCATGGAATCCTGCTTGATCCAGCGCCAGAAGGCGTCGTAGTCGAGGTCACGCGCATCCTCGACGATGACCGACTTGAGCGTGCGCCCCTTGGCCATCTCGGTCAGGACGCGCTCAAAGGTCTGCTCGAAGGTGGTGAGCAGCAACTCACGGGTGAGCCTGCGACGCTGCGCCTGCACGGCTTGCGTGGGTTGCGCTGGGCTGGCAGTGAGCCAGTCCGGTACGAGTTCGATGGTGGTGCTCTGTTCCACGCCGCAAGTGTATCACGGGTGTTTGCGGGCGCAAGTTGGGTGATTGGTGCAAGGTTGAATTGGTGCGTGGGTGATTGGTGCAACTAAAAAATAAAAATTTGAAAATGGGGAGGCGGTACCTCCGTTTTTGACACCTGCCCCAGCCGCGTCGATGGGCACCCCCCGACCCCCTGGCCCCCGACCCCCTGGCCCCCGACCCCCTGGCCCCTGGCCCCTGGCCCCCTGGCCCCCTGGCCCCTGGCCCCCCGGGCGCACTAGCAGCTGCGGCCCCCGCACCTCCGCATCCCCGCATCGCACCATCCCCGCATCCCGAACATTAGCGCATCTGGGGTGCGGGGATTGTGCGATGCGGGGATGCGGAGGTGCGGGGATTGTGCGATGCGGGGATGCGGGGGTGCGACAGTGTGATTTTTGAATCAATGGGACCCCCGTTGTAAGTAATAGTGCGAAGGCACAGAATCCACCCCCGCACCCCCCGCTACCAGTCACAGTGTCGCAGGCAACCCCGCACCAAT